CCTGTATACACATAAAAATTATCATAGCCCATCCAAAAAACACCACTAGGTGCAGTCACTGCTGCCTTGGGTGCAATTAAACCTGAGTTTTCATTAATTAAATTTATACCGAAAGTAAAAGGTGGTCCAATAAATTGCATACTGTATAAAGCAGTATCCGTCCATATTAATATTTCTTGCCTAGATTTTACAGCACCAATTATAGCACTACCAGAAGATAACCTAAGAGATCCTGCAGTGTTCGTGCTTCTTGGTTCAAAATCTAACTCGTTTTCTTGATCACTAAAAGCTACTAACATTGGGTCTACACTTCCTGTACGTGCAGAATCCACTATAGGATCTGCCCCTAAGACTATTAAATGTCTATCTTTTTCTGAAGTGATTGCCTGTAGTCCAACTGTAGGAACTTGGTTAGCTCCCGTAATTCCAGATAAAGCGAGTGCTCTTGTACTTGTACCGCTATTTTCTAACCATCTATATACACCGCCACCCCTCACATTCATTATCAAATTTTCACCAAAATGATCATGTGTCCAAAGTCTTAATTGATTACTAGCAGATATAGCACTAGCAGAACCCCATGTACTAGCTCCCCATGTTCCTGTGCCCCACCCTGTAGAAGAAACATAAACATCTAAACCTACATTAATTTGATAAGTTCCTACTACCGAGCCACCTCCATTACCACTATCACTAGCGTTTGCTGTGACTGTAGTTCCTGATGTATCTTTAGCTGTGATTGTGTATGTGTTAGTTCCTGTAACTAATAAGACTTGGTATTCTTGATTTAATACAGTAGCAGTAATTAAACCACCTAAACTAACTGCTCCGCTAAACGTTACAAAATCGTTTGTAACTGCTCCGTGGTTGGTATCTGTGACTGTGATAGTTGAACTACCGTTAGTTGCAGCAAACGTTACGTCACCTGCTGAAGTTGTAGATCTAATAGGAGTAACGTCATCAAAATTAGTTCCTTCTTTAATATAATATTTCCAGGTTGTGCCTAGACCTAAATATTTACTACCTTCTAAAGAAACCCATGCATGAAGTGCTCTTGCTTTTCCTAAATATGTTTCAAGTGTATCTTTTGCCCAGCCTCCAATTTTCTGTACTCTACCGTTTTTAAACCGTATTAAGTTTGCGTCAAACCAGCCACCTTCGTTATCATAATCAGTTCCTTCTCTATTAATTCCAGGTCTAAATATAAATTTGCTTAATGCCATGACTATACCTCATACCAATCTTTCCCTTCAAACAAAAGAGCTTCTGCTTCTCTTCTTCTCACTAAACCTTGTAAAACTTCACCACCAGCTTTGTTCCATCTTTTAATTTCTTTAGGAACATCGTTGTATCTTTCTTGGTTTAAAACTGTTAAGAGTGTAGAGTTTCTAAGATTTGTTGGTCCAAGGTTATACACCCAACAAACTAAAGCATCAAACTGATTTTGTTTTAAAGGTGCTTTTACATAGTCGTTGATGTAGCCTTCGTACTCTGGCATTTCTTCTGCTAATAAATGTTCTGCTTCGTCTTTATTTATCTGATCACCTTTTTTAACGTCTTTAGTGTGTCCATATCCTATCGTCCACACTCCCACAGAATCTTGATAAGCTTTTAACTCACATCCCTCAAATTTTTTTAAAAGAGCTAAACCTTCTTCAGATATATTCATTATTTCTTCACCTTCTCCATACCAATTCCACCTACCGTTTTTGTTAGTCATCTTTATTTGGTGTGTTAGATGCACCAAAATAAAAACTAATAATAGCTGAGGCTAGTCCGCCCAGATAACCAAGAACAAGATTAATTAAAGCTTCGCTGTTTTGCTCTGGAGGTTGGATAGTTACTAAGAATATGTAGCCCATAAACCCACCTACTACAGCAATACCTATAATACGAGCTGTCCAGTCTTTACCAAATTTTCCTCTTGCGTCTTGAATATCTGCTGTTTCTAATTTAAACACGTCTACTTCTAATTCTTTCATTTTAATTTCAAACTCTGCTTCAGCTTTTTTTAGCTCAAGCATTTGTTCAGGTGTAGCGTTATCTATTGCTTTCTGTATTTCTTTAGGTTCATTTTTACAACCTAATACATCTGCAATCATGTTTGCAGCCATACCGCCCATTGGTCCACCTAATGCTTGACCGAGTGTTGGAGCTACTGTGCCAACTAAGTTTTTAAGTAATGCTTTCATATTATCCTCGTATTGTGTATATGTTTAAGGCATCTTTTTTGCCTTTCACTTTTATAGGTTCTAGTAAGTTTAACTTAATTCCACAACTTTTTTTAGTATTCTCGCCTATTAATATATCTTCCCCAACTTCTTTAGTTGCACTTTCTAGCCTTGCTGCAGTGTTTACTGCGTCTCCTATAGCTGTGTAATCAAACCGTGATTCACTGCCCATATTACCTATAACAGCATAGCCAGTATTGACACCAACACCTATAGCTACATCTATATCCGCTTCCTTTATATTTTTTTGTATTTCTATTGCTGCAACTACAGCTTTGTTTTCATGGTTTTCTAAATCAAGAGGAGCATTAAATATAGCCATCATTGCATCACCAATGTATTTATCAACCATGCCTCCATGTTTCTGTACTGCTTGTTGTTGTATAGTGAGAGCTTGATTCATAATTTTAGTTACTTCTTCTGGTTCTAGTGTTTCTGACAAAGCAGTAAAACCTCGTACATCTGTGAATAAAAAAGTACAGTATCTTTTTTCTCCACCCAGTTTTAATAGTTCAGGGTTATCTTGCAATCTTTTAACTTGTGCTGGATCAAGATAGTGTTCAAATTGTTTTTTAATTTCTTGCCGAAGTTTAAATTGAGTACGAAAGTTTATATAAAAACCCACGCTTGCTGTTAGTATTTGTGATATTAAAGTCCAAGTTACGTCAATAAGGATACCTTTACGTATCATATAAAGCCCAGAAAGGACTGTTAAAAGCGATATAAAGCTACTTAGTAAAATACCTGAGGTTATACCCATATTAAGGACTATAAACCATATTAGAGACACAGTTAACAGTAATGTAATCAGCTCTACAGCTAAAGAATAATCTGGTATACGTGGACTGTTTTCTATCAATATAGACTCAGCAAGGGCTGCTTGTATTTTGTGTGGCTCTAACAAACCAACTGGAGTTGCAAGTTGAGGCATAATCCCTTTAGCTGTAAACCCTACAAAAACAAATTTATTTTCAACATTCATTTCAGCTAAATTTGTTTGAGGTGTGTCTACCCAACTAACCCATTTTCTACCATAAGAATCTACAGGAACAGAAGGTATGCCTTTTACACGTATTTCCTCTATTCCGTTTTGATTTGTTTTTATAACGTATGTGTCTGCGCCAGCTAATATTTTTAACACCTCTGTGCCATAAGATGGCACCCAACCTTCTGGTGTACGCATTAATAAAGGTAGTCTACGAACTAAATTATCTATATCTGTTCTAGCTACAGCTAGTCCTTGACTTGCATTATGTTTTAATACATCTATATTTTCTACAACACCTTGAGAATATATACCACCTATATCTTCCCCTAAAATAACAGTCCCTGTTGTTGGCGGATATGAGTCAGTATTATTTTCATACATAGCTAAAACACTGGGAGCAAACTTTAGTGCTTCTGTAAATTCAAAATCACCACCAAATCTATCTGGTTGAGGAAAAGCAACAACCCATCCTACTCCTATCGCACCTTTTCTTAGTAGGTTAATCTGTATCTGAGCTAGAGTTTGTCTAGATAACGGATAACCGCCTTCATTAGTTATATCTTCTTCTGTAATATTTAAAATTGTAAAATAACCTGATGGTTTTTGATCAATAACTAATGCATCAAAAGTTTTTAACTTTAATATTTCTAATGGTGTGAATTGTAAAACTAAAGGGACACTCAATAAAATTAATATAGCTGGGAGTAGTAAACGTTTCATTAATTACCTTGATTTATAGTTATCGTATTAGAAGAACCACCATTAACTTTAATTATGTTTTCTACACCGTCTTGTGTTAATAATAAAGTATACGAACTTGAACCGTCTAGATCTATTCTAAATGTATCGCCTACGCTTCTTCTAAGACTAATAAGTTGTCCTGTAATAATCGTTGTAATTTGACTTACTTTATCTTGTCCTATTTGTGTTCCTGTTATTTTTATTCCTGTAGCGATTTGATTTAATTGATCTTCTTCCTCACCTACAGCTAAAGCATCTATAATGTTAAGTAAGTCTTCTAAAAAGTTTACATCTAAATAGTTGATGTCTAGTTCTGTAAACTCTAAATCAGCTTCATTGTCTAAAAAATCCTCTGCTAAAAAATCTACGTCTAAATCATTAAAGTCTAAATAGTCTGCTGTTGTTCCTGTTTGGGTTTCTTCTTGCATGTTATCTTTTTCACTAGGAGGATTCACTATCAACATGTTGTCTATAAACTCTAAACTAATGTCTAACGTTACTGGTTTAGAAGGAGCTTGATTGTATGTCATAGCTGTAGTCGCTTGGTATGGTTGGTTTAGTATAACCTGTCCCATAGCTGTAGCTACAACTATTTCTCCACTAGAATTGCCATACTCGTCTGGTAATAAAATGACTAAAGAAGAACCAGTTTCTGGTGTAGTGGTGATTGTAAAATCTGTGCCTCTGACAAACACATCAGCACTTGGTGTACTGATTGATATATTCTTTTTATTATTAAATTTACCTGTTACAAACCTTGCGGTGCCACTAGCAAACCTAAGAGCCATTTCAGATTTTTTAGGGTTAGGATCATATATGTATGTATCTATAACTAATCTACTGTGGTCCATAACACGAACAACTGTATCATCAGCAAAAGTTATAGCAACTCGACCAGTTTCTGTTTTAACATTGTCTAGTTGTTGTATAGGGAATGCTAATTCAGCACCATACGGTTTGTCCCGCACAACTTGAGCATTCCCTTTTAGCTCACTGATATTTCCTATATCAACAGCTTGTGCTTGTGCCTTGGTCGTTTTGAATGACACAGACAGTAGAAGTGCTAGTGCCAGAACTGAGAATTTTAAGCCAGTCATTATCTAATGTGCTTTGTTGTTGTATGTTAAAAGTTCTGTTTGAACCTGTATGGTCTAAATAAAAATACCCACCAGCATATCCGTCACCATCATACGTTACTGTGTTATCACTACCGTCTATGTCCATATAGTTTGTAGCCGCATCAATATCAATAGCAGAAGTAATACTGTTACTTGAACCATTAATAATCCAATCTAAATCTAATGTGCTTGCTAATGCAGCAGTAGCTTGGTTTAAGGTAAATGTATTACTATTGCCAGTTACATCTACATTTACATTAGAACTATCCGCACCATACGTGTTAGTTTTATCTGTATTCATATTAAATGTATTACTGTTACCATCAAATTCAAAAAATCCAGTATAAGAATCTGAAGTGATGTCGCCCAAAAATTTATTTGTATCTCCTATTTGATTTATATCTAAGGTGAGCCCTGTTCCTACTAGATTTAAATCTGTCATAGAACCTGCTGCTGCGTCAGCACCACCGATAATGTTACCAGAACCAAGTTGCTCTAAATCTATATTTGAATTAGATGCTCCTGAACTTTGATCAATGAATATCTCATTGTCAGCTGCGTAAATAGGTACGCAGACCATAAGTATAAATAAATATTTTTTCATTGTATTAACCTCCAATAATCTTTATCTAAACCTTCTTTAATTGTTTCTAACACTGCCGTTTCTATAGCTATTTGTAAAGCTACACTCATTGGCTCGTTTCTAACACTTCCTCCTTCTATCTCAATAAGTTCTGTTCCTTGACTTATAAACCTAAACACATCACTGTCTAATGATGCTGATAAAACAGTCTTAGTTACTAAGACTTCTGTAAGAACTCTGCCTGTGCTAACTGACACTGTTCTCAAACTAATGGTGATTATATCTTCTCTATACTGTTTAGAAAAGCCTATCCCTAAATTTCTTGCTCCTGCTCCACCAGAGTTTATGTTAGCTTGATAGGATAAAACACCTCCAGTCATAATCATATCTCCAAACTTCAAGGGCATAAGTTTTTGATCTTCGTCAAATGTTTCTCTTGTTGATCGTATTAATTGTCTTTCTTTTGTAACAGATTCTAACGACACTCGTTCAACGACTTCAAAAAACCCTGAGTGTTTTAAAGCTCGTATAAGATATGCATGTGGGGCTTGTGTGATAGCGGTAGCAAAGGTTGCGTACTTAGCATTTGACCTACGTTGTCCTGTTTGATCTTTAAAATCATTTGCGTAAACAGAAATGACTGGTTTTCTAAAAGGTGTTTCTACATCAGCTAACTCTGTGTATAGTTTTTCTATTGAAGCTGGTTGAATGTACTTAACTGGCGGTAAATTATTTTCTAGCGGATCAATCATCAAAGCACAACTAGAAAGTAAACCCACCGATAGGTACGATAACTTCTGTAGTATTGCCGTCTTCATCAGTAATTGTAACCCTAACCTCCTCCTCCGTAATCTCATACTCTATTGTGTTTCCATCAAGCTCCATGGATCCACTTTTATTTGTGTCTTCACCAAATAATGCTGCTTCTACTTGCCTCGCGATATTCGCATAGATTCTCGAAGTAAGATTTCTCATAAACCTAGCTTCTACTGTATTATTTTCTTCTCTTTCTATTTCGTCTTTTAATGCTTGTATTTCATCTGCTATAGCTTGTTTACGATTAGCTTCTTGATTTTCAATGGTTAGGTAATGACTAGATGTACCTACTCCATTAAAAGAAGGGCTTTTAAATTCGTGAACCATCTCATCACTCTGAAGTTGTTGTACAATCACTACCAACAACACTAAAGTAATACCTAAAATCGAAAAAATACTGTCATGTTTATTCATCAGTCTTTTCTCTGATCGTCTCTGTCTGCTTTAGCTATTTTATTACTATCGATAAGTTGAGGAACACCTAAGATAGTTTTTATAAGTGTATCTTGTCTAATGATTTCGTTGTCTAGTGATCTAACCCTGTCGATAAGAGCAACTAATATTCCGTGTTGTGAATCTAATTTTGTGCCGAGTCTTTGTTCCATTTGTTCTATTTGGTCAGCAACTTTATCGTCTAGAACATCAAGCTTTGTTTCCATTCCGTCGATAATTCGATTGATAAGTTTCCATATAAAAAACCCTAAACCTAATGCAGCAGCAATCGGAAATCCTACTTCGTTAATAAAGGTGACCGCTTGGTCCATTAAAGATACCTAGTCGCTAATAAACAGGTTATAACTACTGGATAAACACCCCACAATAAAGCTTCTAGCCTTTTAAATTTACTTGAGCCTTCATCAAGACGTTTTTCAATGAAGTCAAATCTAAGAGCGCATTCTCTTTCAAAAGCTGAAGAAGAGACATTTTTACTAGAAGTCTTCATTTTTTCTTTTTGGGTCGTCCTCTTTTCTTTTTAACTTTAACAGTTGTGTAGGCTTCATTTACATCGGGAGTAGACTTGTCGTCTGCAACAAACTTTCCTTCTTCTGTTCTTGCTCTAACAGTTTTTTCTTCTACGCCTACAACAGATTGCCAAAACTTTTTAATAGTATCGTAATACGATTGTGGAAGCCATTTCATTATTGCACCTCTTCAGGTTCTTCAATCACTTCTAAGGTACTTTGATAGCCAACTAAAGCTGTAACTCTAATATCTAATTGATATTGTAGTTGAGCCATTTGCTC